CCGACCGACTTGATGCCTTCCCACAAACCTTTTATTAACTGAACACCGATATTAGCAAACTGCTCCGGTCCTTTGGCAAATGCCTCAAGTAGTCCGCCTATGATTTCCGGTACTGCTTTTATCAGTTCAAAAATGATAGTAGGAAGCTTGGTAATAAGGCTTGTGAACAGCTCAATACCGCACTGTATAATAAGTGGAATGTTTGAAAGGATCGCTTCGATAATAGACTCTATCAAATCAGGTATCGCATTGATGATTTCAAGGATAATAGTCGGTAGGTTATCCACTATAGAAATAACCAGATCTAAGACGGCATCTAAGATGTCCGGAAGGCAAGTAAACACTGCTTCCAGTATGCCGCTTATAAGTGCCGGTATTACCTCAATCAAGGAATCCGGAATAAGAGGCAGGTTCTCAACTACACTGTTTACAATCTCAATCACAGCACCGATTATCTGTGGTACTGTTTTAAGAATTGCTTCGACCAGTTTCGGAATGATATTCCCAATAGTGCGAAGTAACTCCGGTACCGATTCAAGGATTGTTCTGATCACTCCTTCTATGCTTTTCAGCACTGCATCCAAGATGAGTGGAAGCTTAGAAGCAATGGTATCTACAATTCCTACAATAGCCGAAAGCACTGCAGAAAGTAAGACAGGAAAGCTATCCGTGAAGGTTTGCGTTACCTGATTGACGATCTCAATAACTAAATCCAAGAACTCCGGTAGTCTTGCCACAACTTCCGAAAGTAAGGCACTTACAGCCCCACTGACCGCTTCTAAAAGATAAGTGGCGTTGTTATTCAATGTTTCTACAAAGGCGAAAACAGCCCCGATTACGGCCTCAAGTGCGCTCGGCAAATTCACTGCAATAGCGTCTATAATCGATAAAATTACTCTTGATACCACATCGAAAACGTCCGGAAGCGCAGCAGAAATCTCACCGATGAACTCGGATATAAACTCGTTTGCAAGAGCGATGATTTCAGGAAGCGATGATAGAAGTGTTGTTGCTACTGCCTTTATAAAACTCTTGATTAAAGTGAGCAGCTTTGGCATGTACTCACCGAGCTTTTGTAGGAGTTTCGGAAGCACCGATTCTATCGTTTCACCTATTTTCTTAAAGTCACCACCGGCATCACGGATTCCCACCGTAAGCTCGGATAGCATTTCTTTTCCGTCTGTTGCAAGGGATGTAAGAATTGGAAGAAGCACAGTGCCTACTGCATTTTTGAGTCCTTCCGTTCCGACTTTTAAGTACTGAATCTGGTCATCCAAAGCGCCATAGGCATTTAAGGTATCATCACTTAGAACATACCCGGCTTCACGTGCTTCCTTGCCAAGCTCAGACATCTTATCTGCCCCAGCTTCAATCAGTGGATTTAACTCCTGAGCCGATTTTCCGAGTATCTGCATAGCAAGTGCATCACGTTCGGTTTCGTTTTCTACAGCACCTAAGGCATCTATAAGCTCCCAGTAGACATCATCAGAGTTTCTCAGTGTCCCGTCAGTATTGGTTACAGATACACCAAGCTTCTCATAGGCTTCCACCATAGCAGAGGAACCGTCTTGAGCACTCTTCATGCTCTTGATGTTTTTGGCCATTGATTTGGTTAAAGTCTCAACCGAAACATCCACAAGCTCGGCTGCATACATGTACTCCTGAAGCTTATCTGTAGCAATGCCGGTGACTGTGCTTTCGGTAAGAACGGTATCTGCATAAGCAGCACCATCCACTGAGGCACTCACCAGTGCTTTACCTACTTCAACAAGGGCAGCACCGATAGCAACAGCAGTAGCAGCTACGGCCGCAGCAGTGGCTTTACACACAGTTCCTAATGCTTCAAAGGCACCGGACGCATCTTTGGATTTATTCCCGGCTTCTTTTACCGAGTCACCAAAGTCATCCGATGCCTTGTCTGCTTTTTTCAGTCCTTCCGAATCTTCGGATAAAGCTTCCGTGTTTTGCTGAAGCTCTCGCTCCATTTTATTCAGTTCGGACTGTGCTTTGTTTAGTTGTGTTTGCCAGTTTTGTGTACGCTTATCGTTTTCACCAAAAGAAGCGGATGCATTCTGCAGTGCCTTTTGAAGAAGCTCGACTTTCTTTTTCTGCTCTTCGATAGCCTTTTGCAGTACTTCATTTCTTTTGGTCAGTGCCTGTTCGGATCTGTCGGTTTTATCAAACTCAGAGGCAACAAGCTCCATTTCAGAGCCGAGAACTTTCATGGAAGAGTTGATTTCACTAAGAGCACGCTTGAACTCCTTCTCGCCTTCAACTCCTATTTTTAATCCAAAACTATCTGCCATGTGTACTCACCTCCTTATAGCCCCACCGGAATGATGTCATCGATTGTGATATTGCGTTTTGGTTTACTCATTCCGTGGAATTGCTTATAAACCTCCCACTGGTCAAGTAGCTCACCAAGTGGCATCAGCCATACTTCCGTTTCACTCCTTCCCAGCATGGTGGTTCCATAAAAAATAAGCCAAGCAAAAATCTCTGCATCTGAGGTTTCAGCCGGCTTTATGTGTTTTTTGGTTTTTCTTCCTCGCTTTCAACTTCTCGCTTTGTGCCTTTAATAAGCGCTTCGGCAATGGCATCTTTGAATGTTGCAATTTCAAGCGGAGTCGTTAAAAGTTCGATCTCGTTTTCTGTAAGCAAGGCATCTTTAGAACCAGTTGTAAGGTTCTTGATTTCAATACCCTGATTGGCAAGAAGAGCTATGAGCCAGATTACTTCACTGATTGCCTTGTCATAGTCTTCTTCCTTCATGATGCGCTCACCAAGCTTGGAAAGACCACCGTATTTCTTGGCGATCTCTCTGGTTGCTTTGGTAGTTAAAATAAGCTCATATTCTTTACCGTGAATGGTTACTTTACTTGCTCTTTCCATTTATCTTAGTCCTCCTCTTCCTGATTGGGTGGTGTTGGCTGTGTGTAGGTAGGTTCATAAACCGAAGTGAACCATGAATCAAAGATTGTGGTATTGGAATCGGTTCCGTTATCTGTTGCTTCTACCTTCCACGGATGTTTGTTTGCTGCGTCAAGCTTGTTACGTCTTGAGATAGTTCCTTCAATCGTAGGTGTTTGGAACTCAATCGAGTCACCTCTGGTTTTAAGTGCTGCACTCGGAACACCGAAAAGTACTCTGTAAAGCCAGAAATATCTGTATTTTCCGGTAGCAGTTTTTGCTCTGAAACCTACAGCTACAGGCTTTGATACGTCTTCGCCGGTTGAAACAAGCACTCCGTTAATATCTACCGTTGCACCTACAAGATCAGAAACCACAGAAGGTGCTAAGTCATTAACACCAAGAGATAAGGTTCCCGACTTGAACTCACGGATCGTAGTGTCCGCACCATCATCGGCATAGAGAATTGCTTCCAAAAGTTCAATGGAAAGGTTCGCCTCGATTGCTTTTGCAAGAAGAGTCGGTGTGCCATAGGTTTCATTACCATTGGTACCTTCCGTAATCTTGGCATAATATAATTTATCAAGTCCTATTGTTGCCATTATAAATTTCCTCCTTAAATAGCATAATAATCCGCTACATCAATAGCGATTTGGTGATAACCTGTCTCATCATCATGAGTGATGTACCTGCGGTCGGTTATCGTTAAGTCCGCAAGCAGTATTTTTTCTTCAAGGTTCCTTTTGAGCGTCAGGTAGTTGCCCTTAACAAACAAGGAAATCCTCACTTCTTCAATATTGGCATTCGGTTTATTGTCCGCATAGATGTCATACGTATCTACGATTGGTGTTAAAACCGCATACACATCAGGAGCCGAAGACTCAAAGACACCTGTCTCAACCGGGATGTTCTCGGCTGTTATCAGTGTGTTTAATGTTGATAGTAAACTCATATCTTATCGATCTCCTCCTCCAGTTTTCTTGTCATGACATCCACCATTTCCTTTTTAGATTGTCTCTTTGCCGGTGTTAAGAAAGGCTTCGGTGGCTGGCCTTGCTTGCCGTACTCCAAAAGAGCTGCAATCATACCGTTTCTTTGTCCGTCTTTTCGGTTTTCAGAAAAGCCTATCTTCACGTTATAGTCACCGTTTTTATCCACCCTTGCAGGTGAGGTGCCAAGAGAAGCAAGCAGAGTTCCGGTTGAACGAGACGGTGTCTTGGTGTCTTTGCCTATCACGCCGGATAGGTTTTCTCTAACCTGTGACTCCACCACGTCAGCTCCGGCTTTCAGAACCTTCGGTACGATCTCATCCGTTCTTTCGGCAAGCTTTGAAACCTTTATAAGGAACTCTTCCGGCATCTTTACCATTGCTTTAGCCACTTGGATGCACCTCCTTTGCTAAGATTTCTGTGTACATATTCCTGCCTTTTACATTCTCGACAGATGTAATCTCATAGCGTTTACCCTCACAGATAATTACCATAGAGGTGTCAACAGTAAGCGAAGGAATACAGCGGATACGAAAGAGGTCGGTAGCTTCCGAAAAAGAAGCTCGGTTTTTCCAAGCAGTACTGCCATGTCTACCTTCCTTGTAAGCTCTGACATCCGCTATTACTGAATCGGTTTCAGTTACAAATCCGTCCGAATCCTTAACCTTGACCGTTTGTACGATCTCGATGAATTTATCCATTCTTGCAATTCCCATAAGCTTACACCTTCCAGTTTCTATCCAGCCTTAAAAGCAGGTTGACCGTGTTCCATACCTGTTCACCGGCACTGGTGTTATCTGCAAAAAAGCCACCCGTAGAACCGTCTCTGGATTCATAGAAGTGGCTGCATAGCATGATAACCGCCTGTTCGGTTGTAGGCGGCATTGGATTTTCGGTATAGGTTCCTGCTTCTAAGTGCTGATAGCTTTCGGCATAGGAAACGGCAGCGGTTATGTAACTTCGGATAAGGTCATCATCCTCGTCATGCTCAAGTATTAAGTTTTTCTTTATTTTCTCAAGTAGTGAGTCTGTATTCATAACCGCTTATGCCTCCTTTAGTTTTGATTATCAAAGACACGGATAACGATTCCGGCTTTTTCAAATCCCTTTTTGTTTAAAGTGATAGTCTTTGCTTCATTGATGACTTCGTCTGCCTTAATGTAAAGTACAAACGATCCGGCAGGACATCCTACAGATGTGGCTTCATCTACATCGGCCTGTGCAAAATCATAGGTGCCGTTATACTTGATACCCAAGATTGAGCCTTCGCCTGTAGCAATAGCAAGCCCGATCCATTTATGTGTACCTTGTGTAGGATCGCTTGAAGCAAAACTTCTGAGTTCGTTGATTGCACAGGTGATGCTGATTTCGTTATCTTCGATCTCAACTTCACTTACCTTGCTGTGGTTGAAAACAAGGTCTTCTTCAGTAGGAGTAGGAATAAGCCCTGCGCCAACAGTAAAAGCATCCTTTGTCACAACCCCGATATCTTTTAGTGAAGCGAGTAAAGTATTGAAATCATCTTTAATTCCTGCAACGGTTGTAGCTTCAGACGGTGCTTGGCTTTCGGCAGAAGGAAGCCCCTCAACGGAGCCTCCCTCGTCAATAATTAGCTTGCCACCGATATGAGTAACTTCGCCACCTTGTTCGGTGTAGTTTTTAGTGTTGTAACTCATAGCGCACCTCCTTAGTCCTTAATCTTAAGAACCTTGATAGCTTCACCAAGAGTAAGCTTGCCGTCTACTCTTTCCTTTGCAAGGAATCCAATCATACCGTTACCTGCGAATAATTCCTTAAGTTCGTTGAAGGTACGGTTGCCACGGTCACCAATCTTGTAGTAAGAGAAGTCACCGAATGCGATGATCTTTTTACCTGCTCCGATTTCAGGGAAGTATGCAGATGTATAAACAGGATAGCCAAGAAGCTTATCCGGTTCGCCAGCAACTGCAGAAGGTTGCCAGATGTATGTACCGTTACCGTCTTTAAGCTTACGGATTGCAGCGATCGTTGAGTCGTTCAAAAGGAATGCTGCGTTCTTTCTGTAAGGTCTCTTAAGCGAATAAACAAGGTTAATAAGTTCATCGTAAGTAGGCGTATTACCTGCAGTGGTAACAGCTACATCAGCACCACCTGTTGCTGCCAAGATTCCGAGAGGTTTGCCGGTTCCGTCACCATTGATGAATGCATCTTCTTCGGCATTAGAGATTGCTTTGGCAAACTCATCGGTGATGTACTTTTCAAGGTCGAATGCGGAATCATACAAAAGTTCCTCAGTAACCTTTACAGCAACACAAAGCTTATGTGCATCAAGGATTACTTGACCGAATTTGGAATCACCGAAACTGATCGATTCGCCTTCATCAGTCCAAGCTGCTGTAGGATCGGATGTGCCGATATTGATTTTGTGATCACCACTTGTGGTAATTTCAGAACCTAATGTACGGAAGACATTATCTTGATGAAGCTTGGTTACGATTTCTTTGTCAAGTTCCTCAGGTACAAGGTAGCCACCGTCTTCATCGACACCTTCTTGAAGGACATCGGTTACTCTACGGAAGTTGGTTCTGAATGCTTGAAGCATTGCTTCTTTGTAAGCTTTGGAAGCACGACCTTTCTTTACAGGTTCCTCAGTGCCGTTTGCACTCATAGGCTTTTCGGTAATAGGTGTACTTACAGGCTTATTAAGCATCTTTTCCATTTCATCAGCACGAACCATACGGTTGATTTCGTCAGTCATTGCTGCGATTTCTGCTTCCATGTTTGCATAGAGAGCTTGGTCTTCGGCAGACAAGACATCGTTCTTTTTGTGAGTGTCAACGAAAGATTTCATTGCTTCCCACTTTGCTTTTCTTTTGTCAATTAGTTCAAAAATTGTCATGTTTAAAATCCTCCTTAAATTAAATGTTTCATGACTTCGAGTTCTCGTTTTAAATCCGAGACTTTTCTTCCTGCGTTTGCTTCAGATTTTTGTGCATCAGCAGGTGCTTGTTTTAAGCCCATCTTGTTAAAAAGCTGAGCTGCGGCTACTTTGCTTGAAAATAAAAGACCATCGACTTCGGTATTGACCGGAACAGAACTTTCTATCATTCCGTCCGCAAACCCAAGTTCGATAGCCTTCTTAGCATTCAGCCATGTTTCTTGTTCCATCAATTTTGAAATCTTGGCTCTTTGCAAGCCTGTCTTGATTTCGTAAGCATTGATGATGCTTTCCTTGACTTCCGATAACATCTCGATTGCTTTTTGCATATCGCCTTCATTACCGAAAGCCGCTGTCATTGGATCGTGGATCATCATCATTGCAGTAGGACTCATCAGTACTTCCGTACCTGCCATTGCAATGACTGATGCCGCAGAAGCCGCAAGACCGTCAATCTTGACTGTGACTTTGCCTTTGTAGTCCATAAGCATCGTGTAGATCTGGCTTGCTGCGATGCAGTCACCACCCGGAGAGTTGATATACACTTCGATATCTCCGTCTCCTGACATCAGTTCTTGTTTGAACATTGCAGGTGTGATGTCATCGTCAAACCAGCTGTCTTCCGCTATGGTGCCGTAAAGTTCAAGCACTCGCTTTGGATTTTCAGCCCCGACTTCGTTTTTCCATTTCCAGAATTGCTTAGCT